TTTTGTATCTATAGGTAAGTCATAATAACTCCCCATAAACGTACACTTAGTGTGTGCAACTAGACTGCTGCCTTTAAATAGTGTTGGAATAACCTTTAATGATGAGTCCATTATTTCTCGCGTAATTAACTTGGCAGGACATCTTTTGAGAGTACTATCCTCCGGTAAAAACTTTCTGAAATCCTTCATAGAACCTCCACTAGTAATATAACAAAGTGAAAAATCCGTCAAAGGAATATCAACTGTAAACGCCTGAGAGATCTTATCTCTGAAATAACTGCCTACTCGACCTGGTTCAGTTTTAAAACATCGTACACCTATATCACGCTCTCCATGTTCTTGGATAAAGTGTGTGGGAACAATCATAAAATTGGATGTGATGTAAAAACCTAAGGTTGTCTTACCCAAATCAGATACCACTCCGATTAAATTGGTTGCCATAGAGCCAGCCAAATTGTCAGAGGTTGTGGTTTTTGATGGTTCAGACATAGGTAGAGGTACGGAATAAACAGCTAACCAAGGATTAACCTTGTCGTTGCGGTCCTGAATCTCATCTATATTATCAGGATCTAAACCAGTATGGGACTCTAGTTTAGTATATCTGGATCTCATAGTGGCAAGAATAATGCCTATAGCTCCCAATCCAATGATGGCGTATTTGAACTGCCAACGTTGAACAAAAGTGCTCACTACATCCTTAAGCTCCAAGATTCTATTACGAACCATGATTCTATAAGTTTGGATTGTAGCACAAGTGAACCAATAACACAAAATAGTGGTCAAAGTTAACCAAAGCAATGAAAGCGTTGGTAGAGCCCACATAAATGTGATCATTAGGAACAAAAAGAAACTATTACCTGAAATGAGAGATTGTTTAATATCTTCCCTCCAGAATATGAGACCGTACTTAAGTACTGTGGGGTGACAAATCATCTTTTCGGGTAGAAGATCAAATCTTTCCCACCACGAGCAAATGCTATCAGTGGCAAGAATAGAAGAGGTTTTACCATGTTCATAACATTGTTTTAGATCCTCTGCTCTGCGTTGGAAAAATCCAAGTGTCGCATCAGAGCAATCATTCCAAGTACCTGAATTAGGTTGTAAAACTGGAGCTGTTCTGGAGCAATTGCAATATAATAAACTGCATTTCTCACATTTAACGGGCACAGCTTCCTGGTTAGCCAGGTATTGGGCTTCTTCTGTAAAATGAATTTTAGATGATAATTGTAACCAACGAAGATAATCATGTACTGATACTTTGATCATTCGTTTGCCCTCAAATTCAATAGGTTCAAAGGCAGCAAGGTCTACATGTCTCTTGTTTTGAGCAATATATGCACGTACAGTTAGATACCAAGCATCTGGGCAAGAAGTGTGTCCAAATGTCTTTTCAATCTTCTTTTTGCTCAAAATTCCTTTTTCACAAAATTCAGGTTTAGGTTCCACTTTCACATGATACATGCGACGAAGTACAGATTCGGGTTCATTAGAATACTTTGCAGCATTCAAATGTTCGACATTAGTAGAAATAAGACAAAAATAAGGATTGAGTGACACTTTCCCTTTCAGAAAAACATCAGCCATTGGGGCCAAATATTTTATATTATTTATGACTTGAATCAGTCGATAGGCTGGGGAGAAATCCATAAAATCCTCCTTAGTGTTGGCAAAATCGTCAAATATAATAGCATTAATGTGCGATCGAACTGATGAAGCAAACTTGTCATTATCTGCCCAAGTTGCTATTCTATCCTTATCTGCACTTAAATCATTATATATTAAACCCGCGTTTACTGTTAAGTTTGTTAAACTAGACTTTCCGCATCCGGATTGTCCAAACAAACAAACAGCAAAAGG